TTATAAGCAGGTCAAATGTAAAATATTCAGTTGTGTTGACGTTGAATTATTATACTAAAATAAATAGTTATAATACATATAATATTTTACTACTTAATTATACATCATTTAAAAGCAAAAAGTGAAACAATGTTTTTAGACATCATTTCACTTCATTTATTGAATAGTGAAAAATAAAAACATTCACTAAACCCTAACCATAATCATTATATCATTTGAATGATTAACATCCAATTAATTTTAAAATTGTCTTTCTTCCTGCAACACCATCAACGTTTAATCCTCTATCTCTTTGAAATTGTTTTACAGCTTTTTCTAAACCATCACCGAAAATACCTGGGCATTCAACACCATTTACATTATAGCCACGGCACATTAAAGCAATTTCTACAGCAGTAACTAAATATTGTTTTTCTCCATTTTTAACATAATGTTTTCCTAACGCTTCTTTTGATTTAGTACCAAAAGCACCATCTACAGCTAATGATTCTTTGTAATCTAAATTAATCGCATGTTGGAAACAACGAGCAATGTTTGCCAATGTTTTTGTTCCGCAAATACCATCAGTTGAAATTGTATGACCTGTAAAATTAATAGAATGTTGTTGTCCTCTTGAAACAATTGAATCTTTATTTGGATTGACTGCAGGAGTAGGAACAGTAGTTGCTGTTGAAGTTCCTAGATTTCCAACTGTTGAATTAACGATATTATTTTTAAAGTTTTGCCAAATGGCATCATCTAATAAACCATTACAATTAGGACATAATTTCCCGTTGACATCATAGTGACGATAAACACGATCAATAGTAATATTGTATTTACTCATTAAAGCTCTTGCTAATGCATAGGTATTTGCTAATGTTTCATCACAAATATGAACTGTGCCATCCTTATGATTGTCGCACATTTCAATTGAAATTGAGTTTGTATTTGTGATTACTTTATACATTGGATGATGATTTGATTGACATTTACCACCAACAGCATAAGCGACATAATCATCTGGAACTGATTGAGTAACTGAATTATCATCTACAAAATAATGACTGGATGCTTTAACTACATTATTTGCAAAGTATTTTCCATTTGCTTCATCACTATCTCCATCATTACTTGTATAATGAATAACTAAATATTTGATTTTAGAAGTATCTCTTTTACTTCCATAATTAGCTTGATTTGCTAAATTTTGTTTTAATTCATATGACATATTACATTACCTCCCTAATTTTCTTTAACGTGTTCTTCAATATGTGGGATTTCATATAAATTGCAAATAGTATTTTCAGCAATACATCCTCTATATTTGTCCCATTCCTTGCAAAAATAAACAAAATCCGCTTGACCTAATAATTTGATACTTTCTCCTAAAAACCATAAAGATGTTGCATCATGTGGTGCATCTTCAAAGAAAGATTGAATTTCTTCAATTTCTTCATTAGGATATAAAGCTTTAATTTCATCTAAAGCTCTTTTTCTTTCTGTTTTAATTTGTTCATTTGTTTTGTCTCTCATTGGTTGACTAATAAATACTCTAATCATTATTATTCTCCTCCTATTCTGCAATAGTCCAATCTTCTGATAACATATCACTTTGACTCGCTAACCATCCTAGCTGTACGCCACTTGTCCCATGGAAAGCAATTGCTTTGTTACCCATATCTACGTGATCTACATTAATAACTTCATCATTAGGTGTTTTGAATGATACATTTGTAGCAAGTTCAATGTATTGGTCTTTCCCATTCCATCCTTTGCGTTTTACTTTCATTCCACGTTTTAGATATTTGATTGCTTCGTCAAATCCAAAAGTGGCCATGCCTCCTAATTCAGGACAATTTTCTTCATCAGCAAGAACCCATCCATCATCAAGAATATTTGATAAAGTATAGATAACTCTTTCAGTTTCTCTAATATCCATTTCTTTGCCATCTTTGGTATGCATGATTACTGTTTTCTTTTCATCATCCCAATACCAATAACCACCCCATGAAGGAAGCTTAATTTTTGCTCCATTTTTCATTAATTCAAAAGCTTCTTTAAATTTCATTTTTATAATCTCCTTTGTTCATAAATTAGTTTTTTTATCATTTACTACGTTTAACAACCATTTTTTGCAATTTTTGGTTGTTAATCATAATAAAAGAGAGCTATTCGCTCTCTTCATTTTTATTAAAATGTAACTGATCTATTTCTTTTTTCATGTGAGTTACCATCCCATTACCGCCTAAATCATGATAAGCGCCATACATTTCATTGAAGTTTTCATATGCGTAACTTGGAATGTTCCCTCTTTTAGTGTATTTGGAATGATATTCAATTAATTGCACTCTTAAAAGAAGCATAGTACCACGTGAATTTGCATCACGTGATTTTTTTTGATTTTGTAATAACCATACGATATAGCCTAATACAATAGGTAAAGCAATAGTGTATGTTTGCATCAAAATTTCTTGCATACACACACCTCTAATTTTCTTTATTTTCAATCAAGCGTGTAAAAGCTTGATGAAGTCCAGTGGATGCCAAACCACAAATAGCACCACCTACTACTGTTTCTACAGTAATATTATTCATTACAATGCAATTTAAAATTGCACCTTCAATAAATACGATTGTAGGAATGTATTTATTATCTACATCCTTAATCCATTTTTTTACAACGTAACCTGTTGCTAAACATCCAGCCATAACGACTGGAACAAAATAATTAGTAATAAAACTTAGATCCATATTTATTTTCCTCACTTTCTAATCTTCCAACATATATTCAATAGACATAAGCTCTCTTGGAGATAAATCAGCTTTTTCAACATCATCAAGAGATAGTTTTTTAATATCTACTTTAACCTCTTCATTTTGAAGTTTTTTAATTTCTTTTTCCAAAGCTTCTAATTTATCAGCTGGAACATTGTATTGGTTAGTGTCTTTATCAATGATTGGTTTACCGTTTTCATCTTTATTAGCAAATTCTTCTAATAATTTTGTACGAACATCATCAAATACTTTGACTTCGCTTTCAATAGCTTTGATGTTTTTACCAATACGAAAAGCCACAACACTAGACATCCCATGAGCATTATTTAATTTATTAAGAGCTTCCATGCTGCCTAAAATATCTTTAATTATCATTTGAGACACCTTCTAACATTTTTTCTTGTTGATCAAATGCACTATCTTCAAACTCAGCTTCAATTCTTCGAATCTCAACTTTATTTGCTTTGTAAAGTTCCATATTTTGAATATAATCTGTACTGAACGAAATATTATTCGTATTCGAATCAATAGTAGCTGATAATGTTTTGATTAAGTTATCATCCACATAAATTTCTTTTCTCATTGTGAGATTTTTAGTTTCTTTAACTGTTAAAGCCATTCTAGTTTCCTCCTATAATCTTTTCTAGTTTTTCTATTTTGATTTGTTGTTCTTGAACCAAAGCTACTAATGGAGCAAGTAATTCTTCATACTTCATACCCCATCTTAAATATTTGTCATCCATTTTTTCGCCATAGTAAGGTTCCTCAATATCAGAATCTTCTCGAATCTTCCATGCTTCTACTAATGACAAATCTCCAAGTTCAAGATTGTTAATTAAATTATAAACAGGTTGAGCTCCAAATCCCATATGAATTCTTTTACCGCTCGCACCTTTAGCGTTTAATCGATAAGCAATTGGTTTAAGCCCCATAATGAAGTCTCTCGCTTTGAAATCGTAATCATCAATAACATCTTTTTGTTTCATATCGGATGTTGAAACACTTCCGCTTGTTGAATATACGGTCGACCATCTACAATTTGATGTTCCTAGATTAGCAGATCCATCGGAACCTGGGCGGAATGAATTCATACCATTTGAATGCAGTATGAAATGGTATTCGCAACCCCATCCACTTCTGTACTTATTGTACACATTCAATCTTAATCGTGCATTACCATTATCATAGCTATCCCAAAATTGACCTAAACTATTATCAGTGTAATTTGTCTGAAGAAGTTTCGGTAAAACGTACCCATCGATACGAGCATGCCCGCCCTTCAGTCTGATTTCTCCTCCAGCTTCGTTAATTATATAAAAATTCGTTGTCTTATTATGACCAATCCATCCTTGTCGAGTTCCATTTTGCTTATTATACCAACCAACCCAGTCACCACCTGAAAAATATTGTTTGCCAAACCATCCGTTATCTGATACGAGCAACGTATCGGTACCAATTGATCCGCCAAAAATAGTAGTGACTCCATAATTATTGCTAGATGCTATAATTTCATGACCTTTTATACTTGTATATCCGCCTTTATTAATATCATGTTTAATCGTTAAGAATCCACCTCTAATAATACTCGTACCAATACACCCAGATAAGTCATTACCGTCCTCGGCGCTTTGTGAGTGTATAGTATAATCAGATTTGACTTTAAAATATCCTGTATCATATATCTCTGTTGTATTCAACACATAACACCTGTTCGCATCGGTGCTAGATACAGGGTCTCCTGTTTGATGATGTACGATAGATTCTTTACTTGTGTAAAGACGACCAGATTCAATATTAATACCAGCAATTGTTCCGCTAGTAGCTGTAATTCTACCAGTTAATTCAGCTGAAGTCGCTTTTAGATTACCAGCCGAGTCTACAATGAACTTGTTATTAATATTGATAGATCCAGCTGTAATTGAACCAAGATTGGCAGATAACGAGCTTAAAGTATTTACGCTTATTTTTTCAGCAGCAATTGAGCCAGTATAAATTTTAGCACCGTTAATAAGAGTTTTGTCATTTGCTGAACACCATGAAGAAAGTAAGGTGTTTACTGAATCTGCCTTAGATATTGCATTTGAGGCATTAGTTGAAGCATTAGTGATTTTCGATTGTATATCACTATTCAATCCACTAAAAGTAACCAATCCATTAAGATTAATATATTGAGAAATCAATGTAGCAGTACGATCAGTTAAAGTGAAGTCAGTCGCACTTGTACCTGATTTAACAAGCCAGTTAAACTTATCCGCAGTTTGAGTTGCTTGGGTAATAGCCTCGTTAGATATAGAGTCAATTGTATCAACTCTATGTACAATGCTGTCGATTTTATCGGATTCGATTTTGATTGCAGCATCGGTTTCAGTCTTAGAATAATAATTATTTTTTAACTGATCACCAACTTCATCAACTTTTTGAGCAGTCAACGAAATACTTTTCGCATTTTGATTAATGTTTGTTTCAGCAGTTTCAATTCGTTTTGTCAAGACCGCAACTGTTTCCTGAGCCTTTTGTGCAGTTGACTTTGCAATTTCAGCTGCGGTAGATGCACCTTCAGCTTTCGTCTTTGCATCGTCGGCAACCTGTTGAGCATCGTCAGCGGCACTTTGAGCATTATCGGCAGCCGTTTGGGCATTCTTAGCTGTAGTTTGTGCATCATTGGCATCTTGAAGAGCTTTTGATACATTCTTTTCGGCTTCAGTTACTGCATTTTGGGCAGCTTGAACTTGTTCTTTTGTCGCGTTGACATCAGCAGTAACATTTTTTAAATTTTCTTTAGCAGCAGACAAATCTGACTCTGCAGACTGTAATCTGTTGTTCGCATTTTCAGCTGTAGCTTTTGCTTCGTTTGCTTTTTGTTGGGCATCAGTAGCATTAGCGCTTGCTGAATCGGCTGAAGTTTGAGCATTCTTAGCTGCAGTTTTAGCATCATTTGCTTTTTGTTGAGCTTCATTGGCTGCCGTTTGAGCGTCTTCAGCAGCTTTACGAGCAGCAGTAATCTTTTCTTGAGCATCGGTCGTATCATTTTCAAGTTTAGCTATTTTATTAACTTGACTTGTTAAACCTTCAGCATTTTGAGTAATTTGACTTTGAAGTCTTCCTTCAATCTCAGTCACATCACTTTTACCGGCATATGTCTTTTCAATGTTTGTAGACAACTCGGTTGCACTTTTAGTAATTTCAGCTTTAAGACTTGCTTCAGTTTCACTTAGATCAGTCTTTTTAGCATAGCTCATTTCAAGAGTTTCTTTCGTCTCTTGTAAGTCACCACTAAGACCATCCAAAGTTTCTTTTGTCTTTTCAGCTTGAGACGCCATTTCATCAAGTGTTTTAGTTGTCGATGTAATGTCTTTTTGTAAATTATTGATATTTTCTTTAGCTTTTTTAATATCTTCCTGTGCCGAGTCAACTCTATTTAACGCATCAGAAGCACTGGCTTTAGCTTCGTTAGCGGCAGTCTTTGCTTCATTTGATTGATTAATAGCTGTATTCGAATTAGTTATAGCTTCAGCAGCACTTGTCTTCGCATCATCCGCTTTCTTACTTGCGTTGGTTGCAGTAGTGCTTGCTTCATTAGCCTTTGTCAGAGCCGACTTAGCTAACTGTTGAGTCTTGTAAGCTTGTTCTCTTTGCTTGATTACATAATCTTTAAACTGTTCAGCAATCATTTTGACTTTTTCGCTGATTCCACCTGATTTGATCAAGAAATCTCCTAATGTTGCTGTTGCAGTTTTATCACAAGATGAGGTTTCTAATTTCAAGACCCTTGCGTTTAGATAAAGTTCACCATTTTCATCAATAATGTTGATGGTATCTCCAATTCGAACATTATCAGGAAGTATAGCAATATCTACTTCATAGTTGTAAATGATATCGTAGTATTTCTTTAAATAAGAAATCGATCTGTTGCATAATTCTGATTGGCTTGTTGTATCGTAAGTATAATATTTAACGATATGACCGCCATAACTTCCATATGTTTCCCATTGATAACGGCTCCATTTTGATAATGCAGTTCTAGAAGCTACCCATCCTAATTCATTGACATAGATATCGCCATCGTCATATTTATATCCAGCTAATGTTATCGGATGTTCAGAACCTTCAGGAGTTCCACCGCTTGGAATCAAACAAGTAGTCAAATCTGAAATAGAACTTTTAACGATGATGTTATCAATGTCCGTATTCAAACGTAATTGAGCAACATTTTCATTTCCACGCTTCTTATAGATGTTGATATACTTATGGGTAATCGTCATATTTTTGACAGTAAAACTGAATCCAATTTCAGCATCGAATGAATTTGCAACGCTTAAGATTCTTGCTGTACAGGTGTCTTGTCCGCTCCATGAAAGCGTACGATTCAAGTCACTTACTTCATTTAATCCAATTTCAAATCCACTGTCGTATGAGAATTTTTCAATATAAAAGGCGATTGGATGAGGCCCATCTGCTGTATAAGCATCAACTACCTCATTTAATAAATCCAAACCGCCATCTTCTGCATAAATATTAATACTATGCTCTTTTCTGTTGTTTTCAGCTTCGATGATTGTATAGAACCCATTTTCTCCATTATCATCGTAGACAAGCACATAGTTTCCCGATTCACAATATTGAGCTGTTTTAACTGCATCTTCTTCATCATACAAAATATCGACTGAAAAAGTAGCAACACCAGACTCAACATCTTCTGCTTTTAAATCATTTTGAAATTTTAAACCTTTTGGTAGATTGTTCGAACATGTAGCAACGATGTTCATATGTCTATCAGCTAAATAAATAATCATAAGAACACCTCTCTATATTTTAATGTAACCGTAGGTTTAGTAGCCCATGTTGAATGTATAAATTTGATTTGGTTATATCCAGGTTTCAAATAGAAATTATCCCAGTTGTTTGCTAAAGCACCCAATGATGGATCTCTAACACCATTCAAATAAACATTTGCAGTCTCGCATTCAATGGTTAATTTGTTTCCATTTCTAAATTTATTTGGGACATCGCGCCATTTAGTTACATACATCTTTTGAAAATCGATAGCACGAATACAATTATGTGATATCCATTGTTCACTCATGTTTCTTTCGCCCCATTGAGCCATACCAACTTGTATCTTTGTACAAACCATATTTTCTACTTCTGGTACTGTATATTGATAATATGTTCCTTGATAATAGAACTTAATAGTTCCGCCTTCTTTTACAACACAATTATGACCTCTTGCATTATCAAACATATTTAACTGTTGATCTTCGTATGGATAAAATAACATATTTTTAACAACATTATCACCATTGATAAAGAATGATACGTAGGCACCTTCCCCTGCAGCATCTGTTTTATTGATAGATACTCCGCAAATTACTTTGTTATCATCCGTTAAAAATGATATTTCTTGAATGCCTGTTTGACCTGATATACCGATAGAGAACCATTGATTCATATAGCAGTAGAAATTCTTTGCTCCTCTTTCGCCATTTGAATCTGCTGGAATTGTTAATAATCTGCAAGCTCCTGTCCAAAAATGTCCTGATTGTGCTACCGATGTCATGTACAAACAAGGGTTATAATTACTTCCGTTGTAAGTTTGATATACCATTCCGCCACCGGTTCTAATATAAGGTCTATAATAATCGGGAGAGTCGTTTGGTAAATTAGCAAAATCTGACAAATGACATAAGTATTCATTTTGTGTGTAATTTTCTCCATCGACTTCATCAGGATTTCCAAACTGTAGAATTTTCTTTTGATCGTTTACTAAAGCAAGAAAACCATTGTCACCATGCATTACAGCTTCGATTTTTGGATAAGCTTTTCTAGTTCCTTTGTAATCTATTTCAAAAGTATAACCGTTATCTAATGTAGCAGTTACTGTTTTTTCTTTAACGCTATATTTAAATGGATCCGCACAATATATTTCAATCTCACCTATTACGGAGTTTGAACCACCTTCAATTTCATGATTTCCTTGTGTGGTCCCAATAAAAAATTTATCTGGCTCATCATTAAAAATAATTTGTGCTTGCTCAACGGCAAAAATGCTGTTCATTTTATTAAATGCTTTTCTAAACTCACTATTACTTTTAGTAATCAATTGATATTTAACAGTAATAATTCTCGAATCATACCTTCTTGATTTATAATGTGTACCATCTTTACTATTAATTTCAATGTCATTAATTGAAGAAGATGCAAGTTCTCTGCCTTGAACCGAGAGAGTTCGATAACCATCAATCTCATTTTCTAAATAAACGCCATTAAAAGACATTGCTTCAGCAGGCAAATAATTACCTGCTGATATGTTCGAAGTTGTGTCTATAAAATCATATAACATTTAGATATCACCTCTCAATCTTCTTGAATGTTTGTCCATCCTATCAAGTTCTTCTTTAGTGTATTTTGCCATTGCTTTACCAGCTGTTTTGCCATCGATTTCAGTTGTAATATTGAAGTTATATTCTGTGTTATCATCGTTACCACCTTCATCATCAATATAGCGATCATTGTATTCTATATAACGATTCAAAGTACCACTAAGTCCATCAGCGAGCGAAAGGTTCATACCTAATTTATTGACATCAAAAACGTAAGATTGTACAGTATCAAACATTTTTTGAGCCTGACTGCCAATTAAAGAAGTATTACCACCAATACCTTTAGCAACACCAGTATCAAGCATTTTACCTACCCATTTACCCCAACGAGAAGGCGAATGAATACCAAAGAACCCTAGAACTTTGTCTTTGAAACCGCCTAAAATACCTTTAGCTGCATTCCATAACTGACCAGCAGCACTTGAAATACCTTTAGCTATTCCTTTGATAATATTGATACCGACTTCTAACCAGTTTGTATCCTTGAAAGTTGAAATAATTTTCTTAGCAATTTTAGCCACACCCGAAATAACATGAGGTATTGCTGAAATCAATCCTGAAACCAACTTCAAGATAATTTGAACACCTGCAGTCATGATTTGAGGGAGATTTGTAATAATTGCGCTTAAAATCGCTCCTATCAATTCAACTGTAGCATCGATTATTTGTGGTAAATTATTGATTAAACCATCAACTAATGTATTGATGATTTCTACTGCACCATTAAGGATTGTAGGAAGATTTTCACTGATTGTATTAATCAGTGTAGTTATAATTTGAATAGCTCCTACAACTAATTGAGGTAGCATTTGAACAATACCGGTAGCAATATTTTGTAGAATTTGAACGCCCATTTGTATCATTGTAGGTAGTTGTGTTTGAATCGCTGTTGTAATATTGGTAATCATAGTTTGAATTCCTACCAATATTAAAGGCATGTTATCTAAAATACCTTGTGTAATTGAAGTAAGCACCTGTAGTCCCATTCCTAATAATTGTGGAACTGCATTTAATATTGCACCACCTAAAGTACCAACAATTAGCAACGCGCTTTTAACAATTGATTGAGCGTTAGCTGATATTCCCTGAATAATTGAATTCAATATTTGCATACCTGCATTTACAACAAGTGGTAATGTTTTGGCTATTCCGACTGATAAGTGAACAAGTAACTGTGCTCCTGAACTAGCTAACATAGGCATTTGACTGGTAATTCCTTTTACAAAATTACTTATTACTTTTGGCGCTTGAGTAACTACAGTAGCAATCATTTGATCAATTTGACTTCCAAACTGATTATTTACAATTCCTAAACCAGCAACAACCAATCCTAAAATAGCTGCAGGTCCTACTGATTTCATGGCTATGGCAAATACTTTTGACATAGCAGTAGTCATCGATGTTAAAGCTTTAACACCCGCATTAGGAATTTGTTTAAATCCTGCACTTATAGCTTTTCCTAACTTTGGCGATATCTTGTTTGATATATACCCTGATACACTAGAGAGTTTGTTAAAAACTTTCCAAATTTTAGGACCGTCTTTTGAAAATCTTCCTGTCGCACTTTGGAATTTAAAAGACATTTGTGCGATTGAATCACCTACATCATTTACTTTATCTTTTCCAATAGACATGATACCACTTATTAAATTTTTAAAATTATCAATACTTGATTTTGTTGAATCAGGCATTAATTTTGAAAATTTATTTTTCAAATTATCTAAATATGGTGATGATTTGTTTAAAGTATTCGATAAAGTATTCCCTAATATTTTTGATTTTTCTTGAAGTGTTGATAGAGTTTCGCTTAATTTAGGAATTTTGCTATTGAGAGCATCAAACCCTCCGCATAAAGCTTTTATATAATCAACACTTCCACCAACAACAAAAAGAGCACTTCCCAGTGCTCCAATTTGTGGAATTAGTGCCCCAACGTCTTTTAAATTTTTAATGCCATTGGCAACAGTATTCATTGTGGTTTCAGCACCTTTACCAAATTGAGAAATCATTTCTCTCATTTGAGGTAGCTTGTTTTTTGATAGCATGTCATCAATTGCTTGCATGATGCTTAGAACACCACGTGTTGTTGCAGCTTTCATGTTATCAATCGTACCTGTCCAGGATGCACCAGCATCTTTAGCAGCGCCAGCAATCTTTTGAACACCATTTGTACCTTCTTCCATGGCTTTCTCTACTACATTCAAAAATTCATCAGTTCTTATCGTTTTATCTGATAAACTATCTTGAACTTCTTGAGAACTCTTTCCTACTGCTTTTGCATAAATACCCACGGCGTCAATTCCAACATCAAACATACGATTTAATTGGTCCATTTCAACCGTTCCTTTAGTTCTCATTTTCGCTAGAGCATCCGTAACTGTTTCTAACTGTTCATTGGTTCCTTTTCCATAGAAGCTGACAGCATCCGCCCAAATTCCAACAGACTTAGTAGCTTTTGAAAGATCCATACCACGAGTAACAAAGTTTTGTGTTGCTTTTGCCGCAACATCCAAACCATACGCAGTACCTTTAGTGATTTTCTTTAAATCTTCTAATGCCTTAGTGGCATTTTCAGCACTGCCAGTAATCTGTGTGATAGTACGGTTGAACGCTTCCATAGTATCTTGTCTACCCATGGCACTTGAAATAGAACTTTTAACTAAGTTAGCACTTGCACTTAAAGCTTTAAAAACCCCTATGCCACTAGCAATTTTCATTATTGAACTAGTAGCTCCTTCACTTGCACTCTTAATGCCTGAAAGACTACTGTTAGCCATTTTCATAGTGCTTGTAAAGTTTTGATCAACAGCACTCAGTATTGCTTTTACACTATATGTTTCCAATAATTATCACTTCCTTCCTTGAATTTCTACAGCTTGTCTAATTCGTTCAATGAGAGAAGTTTCATTATTTTGATTTTCTATACTGCTTTCGATTTTCTTTCGATTAAAGAACTGTTTGAAAGTTCTATATACATATCTACCACTTTTCTTTTGTGCTTTTGCTTGTCTGATAACCCATGCTAAGAGAAATAACTGTTCTGATTCATCAATCTTTTTCTTTTGGGCGCCTTTCATTAAACATCTATAATCTTTGATTGTTAATCTATTGATTTTATCAATATCATTGATGTTTAAATAGCGAAAACAATTTTCGATTATTTCTTCATATGTTACTACATTGCTTGATCCTGTGTTTCTTGCATTTTTTCTTCGTACTCTTTCATTATCATCTTTGCTTTCTTCTTTGTAGCATTCGACTTTTTTAACTCTTTTAACACATCGTCAAAAAGACCATCAATATCTGTATTTTCATTATCGATATAATTATCAAGCTGTTCTTGAGTGACTCTTGGGTTTTCAGTTCTATTTGCTACAAATAAACAATCAGATAAAGTAACAGTATTTCCTGTTAATAAGTTTGGAATCAATGTTTCCAATCCAATTCCAAATTGAACACCATTTTGTTCAATTGAAGATTTTCCATCTAAATATCTTACAAATCCAATTCCAAATCTAAAATTATATGTTTTGTTTTCAATAGTTAATTCCATAATTTTCTCCTCTCAATCCAAATAAAAAGAACGGATAAAATACCCGTCCTATTCTCCGCTTTCTTTTATTACATCTTTATAGACGTAAGATGCAATTTCTTTTTGCTCATCAGTCAACGTTGCGTATCCATCTGCACCTTGACCGTTAGCTCCATAAGTGATACTTACTTCAACATTATCTTCAGCATTAGAAGAAATTCCTAATTCAGTAATATATCCTTGATAATATTTTGATTTATATTTACCACTATTTGCGCTAGAACCAGGTTCAGCTAAATTTACTTCCCAGCATTCTACAAGTTTGTCATTTAGCATTGCTGATTCTAATTTATCAATCATCTTATCCCCTTTAGGCAATAATGATGTACTTGTGATTTCAATTTCAGCAGCACCAGGTGTACGAACATTCCCATCTTTCGTTTGTGTAGAATCAGCATCTTTAGATGTTGTTCTTTCGTTTTCAGTTACAAAAGCTAAAGCACCTGCATTTTCTGTTTTTGAATCTTCTGCCACTCTAAATAAGTAGACAAGTTTTTTTCCTGAAATCGTTTCAGGACTTTCATCAGCAAATAATTGCAAATCAATTTTATTGATCACTTCTTTTTCCTCCTTTACTAGAAGATTTGAATTCTAACTCTAACACAACATGCATAAGTGGTGTCTTAGTTGTCGTATCTTCCAAAATTCTTTGTTCAATATTTCTAATTTCCCACTTGTAATTGCTCGTGTATTCCAATCTTCTTACAATGTTTTTTATTTTTAATGCCATATTAGAAACAGTTCCTCTTTTTTTAGGCGAGTCATTCCATATGTGAATGGTTTGATACACGTTATTGAAGATGGCTGTTTTATTGCTATAGTCATCAGTTTGTTGACTGTCAGCAAGATAAATAAAAGGATATGTTGTTTTTTCAGGTGGCATAAAGCCATCAAAAACCATATCCCGATATTCTTTTTTTAGCGTTACTAACAAGTAACTGAATAATTCTTGTTGAGGATCCATAACACACCTCATTTCATTAGTTTCTTTAGTTCTCTTTTGAAGATTTCTTTTTGAATGTTGAAAGATGGCCGTACAAAAGGTTGGGCCGCCATATATCGTGTCCCATATTCCGGGTAAGATGCATAGCTGGTTGTTGGTTCAACCGTTGCTGTTAAATTCAAATCAGTAAATGTACATCGAATACTTCTCTTTGTTGTGCCTGTCGAGTATCCTTTAACAAAAACTGCATTTCTTGTCATTCGCGATTGCAAATCCGCACCATTTTTCTTAACAACAGTTCTAGCATCATCAAGAGTTGCATTTTTCTTTAGTTTGGCTTCTAATTCTTTAATGCCTGTAATATTTATACCTCTACCCATTTTGCACCTCATGAACGATAAACGACTGTTTATTTCTAAGTTTTCTAGAATAATCCACTCGATAAATCTTATTATCAATTCTAATAGAATCGTAGGACCTATCATAATGGTTTTGAATATGAATCGTTTTGCTTCCTTGCTTGATAGAACCATAAACAATTTGCATTGTTTCAGTCCTTGTATCCATGACAGATGCCATTACACAGGTTTCATCTACTGTATCCTCTCCATAATCTCCGGTAGTAGGATCATACTCACCTTGTGTAACTTTTTGAAAATAAATAGGAGTGTCATATCTCATAAGAATTTGACAACTCCTTTTACTTCGTTCTTTTTATTTTTCCAAACTTCTATATCATTTAGATACCCCTTGAAATCATTGTCACTGAATGACATGGTTTCTCCTTCAACGGAATGACTTGTGACTCCTTCAGAACCAATCTTGTTATATCTAACAATTGAAACTTCAGTAACAATATATTCTAATTCAGTTGGTACTTCTTCAACATCCAATAGTGTTTTTAAACGATTAGTAGTAAGACGAATAATCACATCTAATGTTTTGTTATACTTTTCATCAGAAAAGCCTAACAACGCTGTTACATCATCAATGATTGCCATAACTATTCACTTTTAGCTTTTTTAGTTGTTTTCTTAGGCGTTTGCTTTTCATCTTCTACTTTATCATTTTCTTCAATATTTTTTTCTTCATCCTCAATATAAGTGATGAGTGGTGTTTCTAGTTTATTTTTTGATGTTGCTAATTCAATGATACGTTCCCTAGATGGTTCAAAGCCATCTCTAGGGTACACATCACCAGTATCATAAATATGATCATCATCTGTTAAATCAGAAAATCTTTTAATTGCAACATACATTAAGCAGCATCTCCCGGAGTGATTGTTCCTTTGAATACGCCATCAACATATTCAACGAAGAATTTAACACCACACATTAATAATGTTTCAATTGTTGCATTGTCTGTTTTAGAAGTATGAACCATACCTACTAGACCTGTTGTATCACTTGTTAAGCCAAATGTATCAGCAACATCCCCATTGTTTGTTGGGATATAAGCACCCGCAATGTTTTCTTTGGCAGTACCATATACTGTACCTTTTTCTAATTCAGGTGAAACGATGACATCACCTAAACCTAAGAAATTCTTTAAGTATGTGAATCCATAAGCAGTTTGTAAAGTGATTTCTTTTGAACCTAAATATTCAGCAATATCATCTGTAGATACAAAATAAATAGGTGTAACTGTTTCATCTTTATAATGTTTAACTAATTCTCCCCACACTGCAGATAAGGCAGATTGTAAAGTTTTACCAGTAGCAGTACCAGTACCTTCTTTTAATGTAGAATAGAAAGTCTTTTTGATTTGTCCTTGAATGACACCGACCATTTTTTCATCAGTTTGATTGATAGCAATATTACGTCCTGAACGTTGAATTGCTTCGGCAGTAGTTGATTTACGATATTTTTCTAATACTAGGTCAATATCTTTGACTTTCTTTCTAGTTACTTTAGTTAAACCGATTGTTTCACCTTCTCCAACTTGAGGAGCAACTGTGCCAACCTCCATTTTATAGATTTTGATTGTTGTTCCTGAAGACATTGGTGTTAATTCAGTAACCCCTAATAAATCTTGTAATTCATTGATATTTGAACTGATTCTAGAAGTATAATCAATAGAAATACCTGGTTCTAAATCAGTTGTAACTGTTGTATTTGTTGGTGCAGCAAATAATTGTAAATTGAATTGTTTTCTCATATAGTTTTCTCCTTTTTTATCTAAATAATTCAGGATGTTCAGCCATTGCTTTTTGACGTTCAATTCTATTTTTAATTTTTAGAATATCTTCTTTTGTCAATTCTTTTGAGCCATCCTTTAATCGAGGTGTTTTTCCCCTTAATGCTTCAGCTACTGCTTTTTGAACAGCATCATTGAAGTTTTTTACAAAGCTTTCTACATTTGTTTTTGTTGTTTCAGCATCTTCTGCTACTAGATTTACTAATAATTCATCATTAACAACGATTTTGGAATCGTTTAAGATTCCTCTGGCAACCTTTGTCATTGCTCCAATAGCTTTTTCTTTCTCATAACCGGCGATTTTCTTTTGGAGTTCTTCCATTTCATGTTTTCTTTTTTCTTCTTCGGTCATGTTTTTTAATCGTTCAGCTTCTGCAGCTTTTGCGCTTTTTTCTTTTTGTCTTTTTTCCCATTCAGCAAATTTTCGATTGATGATGTTGTTTACATCTTCGTCAGTGTATTTTTTGTCATCATTTCCACCATCTCCTGATTTGTCTTCAGGATCATCGTTGCCTGATTCACCATCTCCGCCTTCTTCAGCGAATAACTGTAAATTTAAGTTTCTTTTATGGGATAATAATTTTTCTAATTCTTTTTTCATTTTTATTTCTCCTATCCGTATCTTTTAAAGAGTTACACGCCTGCTCTTTTCCGTAGCTTAAAGTTTCCACGCCTGACTCATCCATATCTTTTAATGTCGTAAATGCTTGGACAAAATAAAAAGCACTCATTGTAGTGCTATTCTTTAATTTCTAGTTGTACGTAATCAGGATATCTATTGCTTATTTCTCTGCATCCAATCATGAATCCTTTGACTAGTGTAATTGCTTTACATGTTGGATGATATATACCTATATATCCTTCTCCTTTTTCTAGAAAAGTGTTTATTTTGTTTGGTGTCAATTCTTCCAAACTATAGCAAAGCGTTTGTAAGAGTGTGGAAATTGCAGAACATACAATATCTTCACCACATATGTTGTAATTTGCATGACCAACACATTTAACAGCTATATGTTCTTTAGAGATTCCAACTGTAATTTTAATCATATAAATTCCTCTTTTAGAAAATAAAAAAGCAATCATCCTCGATTGCCATATTTCTTCTTATTTCGTTCTAATGATTTGGTCTTGGATTTAGGTGGCGGTACGTAACAGTCATATTTCTCATGACGGATACGCCCACAAATCATACACATGTATTGAATTTTCTTAACAATAACATGTCTTTTCTTATCAAAATATTGAATAGTATAATATTCAAATTCTTGATGATAATGTGGTCTTAATCCTTCAGCCATAGACTCCCTCCTTTCTATTTTTTTGCAAAAAGAAGAGCAAGTCATTTAAACTTGCTCATTAAATACATTTTGTTGTTTTAAATGCTTCTTCCAATTTTGGAAAAATAGTTGCTATATAATTCACAACATCTTCATTATGAAATTGATACCCAAATTCAATTCCTGCTTCATACATAAAAGCATGAACTAATTCATGTCTTAATGATACATTGATCATAACATCGCCCTTATGCAAAAATATCTTTTTTTCTGTGTAATCAACATATGCATCAGCATTATTTTTAAGCATGCATGAATCTTTTTCATCCAGCTTTTCAATTTCATAAGTTGTTCCTAAAATATTAACTTCCATATCTACTCCTTAATTTTGAAAAAATAAAAACCGACTATTTGTCGGCTTACATCCAAGGTCTATTCCAAAAAGAAGGCCTTATTTTTTTGTCTTGTTCTTCATCAAGAATTGCTACTATGTCTTCCTCTGTATAATAAGGAGCAGCTTTTTTAAAATCTTCAATATGCTTTATAAATTCTTCTTTGCTTCCTATAACTTTAATATGAAATTGGTATTTATCGTAATCAATCATTTATCTTTACCTCCACTATTAAAGTGTATTTATCTTTTTCTTTTTTTACTTCACATATATTGTAGCACACACCTCTTTTAAACAAAACCTCATCTTGATTTTTATAACTTTCTTTTGCTAATGGTTCAATATACAATGCGCCTTTATAACCTTTTGGAATTTTCATAACAAGATTTACATCTCTTAATTTATAATCAAAGTTTTTAAATGATGTAGACAAATATCCTTTCTCTGTTTTCGTAGTACCTTTTAAACTAAACATGTCATTATCAGAAACATTTCTTTTATTTAGTAGAACTTTACTATCTATTTTTCGATATAAAATTAAATCATCTGGAATCTTTCCTTTACTTAGTGCATGATCTAACATTGCTATTTCCTTTTTGAATTTTCTTTCACGTCCAGTATTTAAAGCAAAATTAATTTGCATAGCAAGATTGCCAGTATATCTTGTAAGAATTTCTTTTTCACTTTTAGATAAAGATGCAATTTGTTTTTTTAAATCATTTTTTACATCTGAAATCTTTTTATATTCATCCAATCTCAAACTGTGTTTTCCATTTGCAAGTCCATCAAGCCATTCATTATAGATTTTTCTATCCATATGAGGGCCTGTTGAACAATGACAATTTGGATGCATTGGTGGAGCATTGTCTCCAACGTTCATTCGATTCAAAAGAAAAACCTTGCCATCCAATGATCTGCACGTATCACACGCATCGCCGATTCCACATGTTATATATTCATATTCATCAAATCCATTTGCTTCGTATGATTTTTGTTGTGCGGCAATTTGAACTCTAGCAAGTTCAGTCCTCATTAATCGTTGCGCATCACTAATTTTAACATTGAAACGTTTTCGTAATAGTCTGGCTAACTCATTAGGATTTTTTCCTTGGATAAGTCCTGATGCTAGTAAGCTTTCAAGATCATACTTTAGCAAATCTTGATGCATCCAAATTCTATCGCTGAATGTTGCATTGTGAAATGATGCGTTGACAATTGAATGAACTGTATCAGCATTATCTAAAATTGTTGATCCTAAAATGCCTGCCTGTCTTTGAATTTCATTAAGTGTTCTATTTTCAAGAAGATTATCCATATATTTTTCTAATTCATCATGGCCACTTACTAAAGCCAAACCAATATTGGCTTTTAACAACTCAAGTCTGTTGACTTTCATTGTTAAGTTGTAAAGCTTCATTTCATCATTTGCTTGTTGTGAAAAGTTTTTTTCTTCTACATACTGTTTAGCTTTTCTTGAATAAACTTCCATATCCAAATTAGAAGCTCTTTTTTTAGCTTCAGCCATTGTGATACCAGTATCCTTTGCATATTTAGCATAGAAGTTATTGATTTCAGATTGTACTTCATCCATCATTCTTTGATAGATTTCTTTAATCTTCTTATCATATTCTTTTTCGTCTTTGATATTCTTCAAGCGTTGTTTTTCTTCTCTTAAACGCCAATATTCGGCACTATTCATCTATTGATTAAACATCCTTTTATCAACAATAGATTCTTTAGAAACTTCATCTTCTAGCTTGATTTTTTCTTTTTCTTCTTGAACATCTTCAACGATTGAAAGAGAAGATAATTGAGTATCTTTAGAAACAATTCCTTCTAAGTTTTGAGCAATTTGAGTTTCTTCAAGTACATTTGCCGGATAGTTTTGACTGAACTTGTAAGTAATATCAACCCATTTATCTTCATGAATTGTGTTGATTGGATTACTAAAAATCAACTTGTACCTTCTATCTAGAGCACCTGTGAATTTTCTTTCTTTCGTCTTGGCCAAGTTTGACATAGAAAGCAACTTATATTTAAGAGCAATTCCCGAACTTGTACCAAAGTTTTCATCATTAATGTTTGGTGTCATAGACATCTGAAAAATCAATCTTTCAAGACGATTGATAAGATTTTCCTGTGAGCCATCCGCATTTGGTTTTTCAAGGAATCCTACATCAACCGTATTCGATTCTTCATCAAAATTAATGATCCTGTTATTTCTAATATGAATAATTCCGTCTTTGTCAACTTTTGCACCAATGATTTTTAGATATGCATCTGCAAAGTAGTCTACATCATTTGCCTTTTCACTTATTGCTTTGTTATAGGCATTGATCATCGACCATGTACTTTCAAAGGCACTCATTCGTTCAGCATTTTCAACATATTCAGTAACAGGAACACCATCAAACCCATGAAGCGAACCACCATCAACGAAATGCATACCACTTTTATTGCTAAATTCATAAACATAAGAATCGTTACTCAGATAGCCATGCATTGTTCCATTTGAATCGTAGTAATATGTAACGAAAAACCTTGGCTCTGGAACGATTGAATCATCATATACGATAAATCCCTTGGTAGGCTCAATGTACTTAATACCTACTTTTGCTTCTTCATTGATAAAATACATTTCATAACACTTACCATAAATGCTACAGTTTTTTGAAATTTCAGCATTATTATCATCCTGATGGTTTCTCTTATCCAATTCATTAATGTAAATAGCAACCTCTTCATCCGTTGATGATACTTTAATTGGGATACCAATAAAAAAACCGTTAAACGTATCAACTATGTATTTAGCAAAGTTTACGATTATACGGTTATCTGGCTTGTATTGTGGTTTATCCTGGTACATCATAATTGGATAGACGCCTTCATATCCATCTTTTAATTTCTTATATCTTGATTTATTCAATTGCTGATGTTTAGCGATATATTTATTCAAATGTTTAATGTCCATTGTTTCATCATCAGAAATATTAAAAATTTCATCTTTTGCAATTACATCTAATGTCTTCATTAAATACCTCCTTCCAGATCCGTGTTCAATCCTGAACCTTTTAAAATTGTATAGATAAAATACCTGATAGCATCCATTGCATGGTCATTTTGTTTGATAGGTGCATCTTCTCCTCTGGCACTTGCTTTAGGATCCCATGCATAAACAGAAAATTCCTTAATTGTATTCTTACATTTACTAAAAAACTTAATTTTGCATTGATTGAGCATTGTGCTTACCAATCTAATACCATTTGATACATCGTTCTTAGCTTTTTTAACTCTAAACCCTCTTTTCTTTAACTCAGTAATAAATGATGCTGCAGAAGGGTCTACAACAATTTGAAATATTTCTTTTCCATCAAGAAATTCAACCAAATCATCCGCATATTCACTATCAGTTTTTTGAACTTTCCTGTCACGTCCTGAATAGTAGTATTCATTAACGCAGTACCAAATGCCATCAGTTCCTTTATTCCAAAGCAAAAAGACCATGGCGTTTTGAGTACCATAGTCACAACTGACATATCTATAGTTTTTGTTGTCAATCAAGCAATCACAATCATCAACAATATGCTTTTCTTTATTGAACATATCGTAAATAATACCTTCAGCAACAGTCCAAAGACCTTTGATGTACCTGTCATAGAAAACACCACTCCATTGACTTTTATATCTTTGCTTGATTTTCTCACTTAAAGAAAGATTGTCATCCATTGTAAAATGCAAATAAATGATGTTCTTTTCTTTTGCTTTATCAATCCAATTGACCTTGAACCAATGAAATGGTCCGTCGGGGTTGCAGTTAAACCACCATTTTGAACCTTCAACAGAACAACGAGCAGTTGCTTGGTTCACGAATGATTCAGGCATCAAAGCCACTTCATCAAAAAAACACCCTGCAAGTGTGATACCTTGAATCAAGTCTTGAGAACTTTCATCCTTGCCGCCAAAAACATAAAAATAATTGGTTATGCCCTTTTTAGTAATTTCAAGCATGTTATCAGCACGATGATCTTTCAGTTTATATCCCCTCGACCAAAGCATCAGTTTTAAAATATTCAAAACATTACGTCTAAAAGAACCGATTGTTTTACCACACATTCCAAAGTTGCATTCAGTAAAATTTGACATTGCCCATATCACATAAGAAAGAGACATTGAAACTGTCTTTCCTGATCTAATTGAACCATCTGCTATAATTCCATCTTTATCTTTTACTGGTGAATTATCAATCCACCAATTCAAGACTTTACGCTGTTTTTTACTAAAGGGTTTGAATTTGAATACAGCTCTACTCTTCTTCATCTTCCCAATCCTCTTTAGCACTGGCGTTTAATGCATCTAAGAAACCATCATCCTCAATTTCTTCTTTTTCATCATCAATAGCAATCTTTCTTGTTTGTGCCTTAATTAAATCAATCTTAGCTCTTTGTTCTTCGGTTGCTAAATTCATGTGTTTGGATAACCAATCAAGTGCCTTCATCCTATCGGATAATTTGATACTTGCACCATCTTTTCCTTTTTTGACTTCGCTTAGAATAGTTCCATCAACATATGCCGATTCTTTAAATCTAACAGTATTGATGGTTTGCTTTAGAATTTCATCTTCACCAGTTTTTGGATTTTTAGCAATTACTGGTCCAAAAGCACCCATGACTGGTACTTCTTCTCTACCGTATTCCAAATAATCGTTTATATCAGCAAAGGCGATATCGATATATTTTTGAACTATGTCATGTGGATCAAGAAGAGCATCTTCATAAAGTTCTTTTTTAAGACGATTTATTTCTTCAATTACTGCAGGTTCTTTTGACCAACGAGAAGCCATCACACAAGCACTGTTGTATGGAGTTTTTGGCTTTACTTTTTGATAGGCTTTGACCTTGTTGTGATACTTTAAATAATAAATACAAAAGAGCTGACGTTCTTCATCCAGCTCACTTGTTTCTACTATTTCTTCAGCTATTTTTTTGCATTCTTTTTTGGTGTGCACACTTTTATTTTGGTGTGCACCATTTTTCTTCTTTTTTGACCATTCATAACGGCGTGACCATGACTTCACTGTATTAATTGTTGTATCATACTTTTTAGCAATTTCTTTCTGTTTCATCCCAGCAAGATAATCTTCATAGGCTAACTCGTATTTTTCTTTCAAGCCATATCACCACCTCCAAAAATGATTTATATGTATAATAAAAGCATTTGAGCTTCTTATTCTAAATAATTACGAAAAAAGCCCTAGAGAATAGAACTTTTAACAAAGATTTACCATTTAAAACGAAATGTTGTGCAGTTAAAAAGTTCTTTTTCTTTTCTCTTAAAACCACAATAGCATAATAACATGGAAATTAGGGTTCATACTAGGTCCAAATTGGGTCCAATTAGGGCTCACTTTGGGTTCATTTTGGGTCCAAACTAGGTCCAAATTGGGTCCACTTTTAATAAAAAATTATCATTTGTGATAAAAATAATAAATACTCGTGGCATATGTATATTTTTCTAATAAAATTGCAATTACTGATGACCTATTCCGACATTATGTGATAAAATAAAAAAGCACATACTGGAATGTGCATTATATCTACGGAGGTACTGGCAATAATATGAAAACTACATCAAGCAGATTATCAGCTTTTGATGTGAAGAAAGGTATTATTAAATGGACTATCTTGTGATGCTCTTTTTAATCCTAGTAGCAACTAGAATGTTACTTGATTAATATCAATTTTACAAAAAAAGCTGGTATCTAAGTAGCGAAAAAGGAAGAACGGCCATTCTTCCTTTTTCTTTTGTGCTCTTTTTCTCAATTTTACAAAAATGCTGTAGCCAGGATTATTTTTAAAAAGATTTAATACATTACATTATTACTACAATATTTTTATATACTTATATACACACATGATTTTTCCCCATGACTACACAAATAATATAACACATTCAAAAAAAAAATGCTACACATGTCTACACTTATCTACACATATTAAATTTAAAGAAAGAAAAAGAATGAACATAATTATTCATCCTTGATACTGTTAAAAAATCGGTTATTCAATTCTTCTAAAGATGGCTTGTTATTGAAATTAATATACTTGGCCAACTCTAAACATGCTTTTGGAAATTCTCTTTTGTATGTTGATTTGCTGATACAAAACGATTCTTCTAATGTGTCAATCATTTCATTGTATCCTCTTGAACACACATACGTTCTGATGATGTTTCTATGCCCTGCATTAAGCAAATATAACAATGGCATAAATCTATCCAGTTCTTGATTAAATAGCGCCACACGCTTTGTTAATAGCTCTCTGCGCAACATATTAGAAGTGATTTGTTCTCCTTTAGGTTTTGAAAAACCTCCAGGAGCTTCATCACTGTATTTAATTGATTGAGGGCTTGGAATGTCCTCAATTTCAAATGTTAAAGAGAATTTTTCAATGTTGATTAGACGTAATTCTCTAAGATATTTTTTAACTTCATCAATTATCTTTTTTTCTTCGTCTGTATATTTCATTCCTTGCCCTCCAAAATAATTATTTTTTATTTGAATAAAATGCGTAAACGACAAACACCGCAACTTCAACAAGAATAGTTGCTGCAACTCCACACCAAAATGGATTAATGTACATTATTTATCACCGCCTTCTTTTATTTCTACATTGCTATTATATTTAATGCATTTACCATTCTTATAAACGACGCATGCATCTTTTAAACAATGATTTAAAATAACTGTTTTATTCGTTCCTCCGCCACGTAAATACGATTCTCTTATTTCAAACCCGGTTAAATCTGGGCAATATTTAATCATTCATTTCCACCTCTTTCTTTGGAATGTGATTTCTTTCTTGATAAATTTCTACTTCTTCTTCAACCGATTTTAATAAGTTTTTTTCTCTTACTAGATCCTTTTCGCTTGCTCCTGGTCTTGTAAGATAATATTGTAAAGCATGTTTAACTGTTTGTAAGTTTCTATAATATGATCCCATTATTCAATTCCTCCTATGTTTGGTATTTGAATTGGATAAAATCTTTCTTCTTGAAAAAACGTATTAGATAAATCATTGGATTTTATACATTCAAGAAATATCCATTCATTAGATTCTATTTCTTTAATTCTTACAATTTCTTCATAAGGAGCATCATATGCCCACATACCAGCTTTCAAATCTTCAAACTTATAAGCTTTAGGATTGAAATGCTCCTCAATTAATTTTTTCAATCCATTGTAATCTTCATTTATTTCATTAATACCATTAGGACCAATGTTAGTTCTATGAGCATATCCAGCGATATCATCCAATAAACTCATGCATCTTGTTTTAGTCAACATCTTTCATTACCTTCTTTTTCCAATATTCTTTATCTTGTTTAGTTTCTTTATCAGTTAAAATATCAATACAAGCACGTAACGCTTCTAGTTTTTCACAAGCATTATCAAGCCCGTTTGACAATTCCCTATTGTTTTTTTCTAAATATTCACAATAGTCTTCTAAGCTTTTAGTATATGCAATAAACTTTTCATCACCTAGCATATTTTCATATTCTTCTTTATTCGGTCTTTTCATCTCCAACCCTCCTATCAAGCGCTTGACCGCATTTAGGACAATATTTGCCAATAGACATTATCACCTGCATGCCACATTCGGGACAGCGTAGCATACTGTCTACTTCTAAAACTTGTTGTGGTGTTTCTTTATCAACTAATTCTTTCAAGAGTCTAACGTGTTTCCTTGATTCCAATTTTTTGATAGTTCTACATTCTTCTTCTAGAAAATCTAAAGCTTCTTGATATTTATTCATTTATTTCACCCCTATCATTTTTTCACTTCATAAACACTAGCCAATGTGTTTTTGAGCGTTTGTTCCCAAAAAGCGGTTTGTAATTAATACAATTTAAGATTTCTTTCAATTTAATTTGTTCTTCATTCCACTTAAATATCAGAGTACCATTCGGCTTTAAAACTCTCATACATTCATCAAATCCTTGTTTGATATCTTGTGGATAAGCGTTAGATAATTTTCCATATTTTTTTACCAACCATGAATTATCTCCCACCTTGATTAAATGGGGCGGATCAAATACAACCATGTTAAATGTTTCATCATCAAATGGAATATTTCTAAAATCACCGATTACATCGGGATTTACCGAAAGATGTCTTCCATCACATAGAGTATCTTCAAATTCTCTAATATCCATATATATGGTATCTTTGTTAGTTTTATCAAACCAAAACATTCTTGATCCACAACAAACATCAAGTATTCTTTTATTCATCTAACCACCCCAATTCCTCGGCTTTCTTTTTTACTGCAGTAATAAATTTATCAAAATCAAAACCTTCATCTGGATAAAAACATATTTCAATTTCATTTCTTGGTTTTTGTCTATCATCTCTAAAAGATCGTGATTTATTAAACGAAACATATGTATTTAATAAGTCATTTTCTTCATCATCATACATCATTTCTTCGGAATTAAACTTTAATTCTTGTAATCCAATTTCTTCAAACATTTCTTGTGCTGTCATAATTTCTTAACCTTTCTTAATCATAAAGTTTTCTTAAAACCGCCTCATATTCAAAAGGTATACTTTTTCCTAACTTTTTGGATATAAGATACACCTTTTGATATTCAGCTTTTAAAGTATCAAAGCGATCATATATGAACGTACACTCTGATACTGTTAAATCATTATCTTTGCATTGTGCAGGAGTTAAATGCATTGTTGCTTTGCAATTTGTCATCCTGCAGTAGCGCATAAACAAATCAAACATTAATCACAATCTTTCCCACGATAAATCGAACATGGGATTTTTTCTTTTCCCACTACAGTAATCACTTACTGTTTGTCTTGAAATAAATAACTTCTTTGCTGCTTCTCTTGTTGATTTGTAGTAACAATCATTTATTGCATCATAGATAATTACCTTTCGATTTCTGTTTCCATAATGTAGTCCTGTTTCTCTTTTTGTAGCCAATCGAAGATTTGCTAGACTGTTGTCACTTCTAATCTTGTTTTTATGGATAATGTTATATCCACTAGGAATAGCTCCAACAAATAACTCATAAATGATTTTTGAAACCGTATGAACTTGGCCATGTATTTTTAAAACTGTTTTTCCTGAAGTTTTGTGCACGTATGGACACAACAAATATTCGCTGCCATTTTTATAAACATGCTTTGCTCTTCCAAAGTTAGAAAAGAAATATCCATTTTTGTATTCTTTCCAGTATTCTCCTTTTTTCTCATCAACCAATCTTTTGACTGTCATAATTAAAACCTATTCCCAATATAATCAAACAAGCTTGGTTGGTCTTTGCACATTCTCAATGAACAACATTTCTTGTTTTGATTGTAGTATTTACAGGTTGGACATTTCTTACGATCTACTGGCTTTGCGATATCTTCTTTCCTCATTTGGAATCACCCTCACTTACTGGACTATGTTCTAAATTCCACTCACTTGGTGCTTTACTCATACATCTACAAACGGGATCAAGCTTACAATCTTTACACTCATCATGAGAGTAACAATAATTTTTAAGAGCTTGTAATGAAACGTAATCATCAATGTTAGTTGTTTTAATCATTCCAATTCCTCCAATCGAATATATATACCTGGTATTTCCGCCCAGAACTTTTCAATCAGCTCACTGGCCACTCTGGAATCATTTACATAGAACCCTAATCTCTCCATGATGTCTTTCAATGCCTTGTTTAAATCATCCGTATCAGGCTTGGTATGTTTGTACTCTCCATCATGATGTTTACCAGCAATTGGAAAGCACCACCTGACAATTAATCTTAAAGGCCCATCAAAAGGCTTATCAGGAATATGCGGTATCAAATGAGCTTTGAGTTTTTCCTTTGCCGTTTTAAGTTCTGGTGGATCATAAAACTTTTTAGTACCCATGTTTACCTTATGCTGTTGAGCAGTTGTAGTAGGTGGAATCATAGGCATAAAAAATTCAATTTTTCTTTTTTTATTTTTCTCCATTTTTTATCTAGGGTGCTCTAGGTTTGGTGCCCTTTAGTGTGCGGAAA